GCCACTCGTTTGCCACACGTGCCAAGGCGCTGGGTGCTGACCTGGCGAATATTGCAAAGATGCTGGGGCATACGAATACAGTGCAAACGCAAAGGTATGCGAAGGTGATGCCTGAGCAGGTGTTTGCCGACTTGCGAAAGATTGAGGAACTTTCAACAAAGAAAGATTATGAAAAAAATGTTGTTAATGATGTTTGCAGGACTGCTGGCAGCAGCCTGTGAGAAGCCAGTCCTCGGCGTAGTAGAAGACGAAGGCGAAGACGTAAAACCAACTAAAAACTTCACGTTCACGGTGAAAGGCGACTTCAACACCGCTACCTTTACGCGCGGCTATCTGGCGGCTGACGGAAAAGACATGACCGACCTCTGGGTGTTCGACTATGTTGACGGTGTGTGCGTCCAATCGGTGCATCAGACAGCGGACGATGCGGACTGGGGCGCACCAAAGATGTCGCTCAGCTATGGTAGTCACCACGTTTATTTCGTAGCTTCACGCGGTGAGGGCGCAACGGTGGATGCCGACGGGCATACAATTACATGGACTGGGCCACGAGATACCTTCTGGAAGGATTATGAGGTGACTGTGACGAACACCAGCAACGGGAACAGGGCCGTCACGCTGGACCGCGTGACCACGAAGTTGCGCATAGTCGTGAATGATGAAGTGCCGACGGGCTGTGCGGCTGTGGCTGTCACGCCTGCAAAGTGGTACTACGGTTGGGACTACGTGAACGGTGCTGCGGTGGCTTCGCAACAGACGGAAAGAAGGGTGGAGGTGCCTGAGGCTTATGTGGGAACAACCGGCAAGCTGGGTGTGACTATCTTCGGACTGAGCGGTGCCGACGAGTGGGTGACAAATGTAAGCATACAGGCACAGGATGCTGATGGCGGTGTGCTTGGTTCGGCTACGATTACGGGCGCACCGTTCAAATCCAACCGCAGCACGGAATACAGTGGCAACCTGTTCGGCAGTGCCGGAGGACTCGACGTGAGTGTTAATGCTGCGTGGGAAAATCCTAAGACGGGAACGTGGTGATGGTTCCCTTGTGCAGAACAAAAAGAGCACCGAGGCCGTCAGTCCGCGGTGCTCTTGCTCTCTTGTTGTTCCTGGTGCTGCGCATTGATGTCAGCCATGAGTTGCTGTAAGTTCTCTACTTCTTCTTCGGTGATGGGAGGCTCGTTTTCTTCGTCTTCGTCGTCGAAGAGCATGGGGAATATGTCGGCGACCGTCTTGCCCTTGGGGTCGCGCATGGCGTAGATGGTAGCGTAGGCACACTCAGCAAGCAGCTGATGCTTCAGCGTGTCGCGGCGACGGTAGCCTCGAATTATCCGTCGTACCTCCCAAAAGCGGATTTCGTAAAGGAACTCACGGCGAGGTATGCCGATTTCGCCCACGAGCAGTTGGTAGATGTCGTGGGCGTTGGTTAGTTTTTTCCCTTTCCCTTTCCTTTTTGCGGCTTGTCGGCTGGCTCGCCCTTGGGGATGCCGTAAAACTTCGCCCAAAGGTTGATGATGGTGCCGAGAGCCGTGCCGAGTTCGAGAGGCGTGGCTTCGTTCATCAAGTCGGTGTCCTTGATGGGAGCTTCTTCATCTTTGCTCTGGTAGTAGGCCATAACAGCGGCCAGCACGAGGTAGATGCTGCATTTTGTGTCCGGCATCCGTGCGGGCTTGGCGTTAATACAGCCGATGGTTTCCTGGATGATGGCGGCAATATCTTCGCCCGACAGGTCTTTGTAGATGATTTCGGTGGCGTAGCAGTAGCCCAGTGTGACGGACTTGCCTGCAAGGGTAATATTTTCGTGTATCATAGTTCTTTTTGTTTGAATTAAAAAAAAGCGGAGGGCGGTGGTTGCCGCCCGCCACTGGTAAGGATTATTGTAAATGATTACTGGAAGTTGGGAATCAGCGGCCCGTAGCCATTAATGGTGCCGCTGTAGGTGGCCTGCTGAGACACTTGACCGGTTGCCTGCACGTTGGTTAACTTGCCCTGACCGGAGCAAATGATGGTGCCCATCGTGCGATTCTGCTCGCCGCTGGCGAGGGCAATCTTCCAACTGATGATTTCGTCGTTCACTTTCGCGAGCATATCGGCAAAGGTCTTGCCGCCGGTGTCGGTGCCGCTGGCAATGAGCGCGGAGAAATTGATGTCGTAGGTGCGGCCCACCACATCGTTCTCGTCCCAAACGGCTCCGGTAGAGTCGGTGGTGTCCTTTGTCGTGCTATTCTCTGTCTGGGCTGAGCCGTGCAGACTGAGTTCGGTGCTCATGGCGATTACCTTGTCGCTTGAGCCATCCGTGATGAATAGTCTGAGATGTTGTCCTTTATCCATTGTCGTATTTTTTAAAGGGTTATGCCAATGCCCCGCTGCCCATATACTGGCGCGTCACCTGTATATTGGTTCTATTGTTGGCCTGGATGGTAAAGTCATTGAGAATGGCCTGCCCCGAGCGGGCAAAGGCGGCGTTGTTGGGTGTGCGGTTCTGGGAGCCTGTCACGACCTTAGTCTCATCCCAGCCGACGGTCACTTTCTCGTCGTTGATGAACTGCAGGATAACGGCAACGAGAGATTCGGCGGTGGCCTCGTAGCTATCCACCTGCACAGACCATGAGCGAGAGGTCATCTGCTCCATGCCGAAGCTGCCCTCGGAGTCCTTTGTTTTGGAGTCTTCCATGTTGCCGGTAATAGTCACCTGACAGCTGGAGGCTTCAGGGATGGCATTGCCAGCGACGAATGTGCGAAAGTTCTGTCCTTTTAACTTGTTGAGTGCCATAGATTGATGTTACTTTTTGGTGATTGTTACTGTTTGCTCGAAACTGAAGGTGTCCGGGTGGTACTGGCACAGTGTGCGCGTCCACTTGGTGCCTCCGGGGAGAGAGTCAACCAGTGTCTGGCACTGGCTGTAGATTTCCTCGCGGCTCTTGGCCGTGAGAGTCACGCTGCCCTTGCTGAGCAGTTCTTCTTTGAGTGATGTCTTGATGCCGTTATCCATTGTCTTCGGTGTTAAGTTCAACATCGCACTGATAGCGGAGCACTTGTCCGTAGCCGGGCTTCCACTCGTCGTAGATAATAGGTTCTGCCCTGAACTGGTAGCCGCTCACCTGGGTTTCGTGCCCGACGAAATAGGTGTGTACCACCTCGCGCACCTGCTGGGTGAGTGTGTGGAGTGCTTCAAGTGTCGGGGCTGCTGCCTCGATGCCTATCTGCACTTGGTCGTAATCGCTCTCGTAGGGGTCGTCCTTCGTGGTCTGATCATTGTTCAGACCGTCGAAGGTGACAATGAGATAGGGAAGGGGCACGTTGTCCGCGTCTTCTTCGGGCATTGGGATGGCCGTGCCGTAGAGACGGGGCTGCTCGCTCCTGTGCTCCTCGCCCTTGCTGGCGTAGGTCGTGATGGCTTCCATCAGTTCGGGCGACGACTGGAGGGCCGCGATGAAGATGCTGTCTGTCTGTAGACTCATGCTGTCAGTCGATATTGATGGTTAATGATTTACGCTTGTTGTGTCGGAGCAGGTGTGCTGAGCATCTGGAGGATTCCGTTGTCCCTGTCATAGAACACCTCGACAACACCTGTTCCGTCAATGTCTGCAACAGTTACACTTGCACCACCGAAGAAAGTCAGTTGCCTGGGGTTCCCATTTAAAGAAATCGAAACAGGCAATGTACCTTTGTTTGATGGTAGCGGAATCCCGACATACAGGAAAAACTTTCCGATGGGAAAAATTTCACTATTGTCAACAGACAACACGACGGCATTAGGATTCATTGCGACATTCACCACATGGATATATGGAGTATATCCGTTGACATATGGAGGGTGGTTCATTTGTTACCTCCTTTCTGATTGCCTCCGTTCTGAGGGAGTTGGATAATTTCAGATGCCATAAGCTAATTGAAATTGAAGGGTTAATAAAAGGTTTACTTGCACGGCACTTTGCCGTACACTTATCAGTTGAATTGTTGTTTGGGGTTTACTCAGATTCCGTTACTCCGAAGAACTGCCTGCAACTCTCCTTACAGTAAGCACGCCACGCCTGGTAGTCTTCCATCTGCTGCTGATAGTCTGTGGGCGACATCTGATAGTTGTAGAGCAGAGCCAGTTGTGCGTCGATGCTGTACTTCACCTCAATGCAGGCAGCCACCATCTTCTCGTAGGTAGCACCCTTCATTGTGATGGTTGTCTCGTTGCAGCGTATGGTATCGTCTGCCGTCTCTTCGCAATCAAAGCGGAAGAAATAGACAGACTGCTGCTTGTACTGTACAATAGGCTGAAACCCAGCTTTAGGGGTCTCGATCATGATTATTTCCATACTATTTATTTTTATTGGGTTTATAATTTTTCCATTCTGCTGTCAGCACGCCATTCTCCTCTCGCTGGATGAACACGCCTGCTGGCGTCGCAATACGAATTTCTTCATATTCATACATACTATTCTTTTCTTGATGTCCGCTGGTATCGCATCGTACATGTTTCTCCTGATGGCGTAGGTCAGCCGATGTGTCAGGAATCCCATGTAACTGTTCAACCGCTGTACGTGTCGCTCCATATTTTCGATATGCTCTATCTGCGCCACCTCAAAGGCACTGTTTACGATTCGGTTGCTGGCGTATATTCCCCAGGGCATGATGATTGCACCGATAAACGGCACTCCCTTCTTTGCGTCTATGATGCTGAACTTGCGCTTGTGCATCCGCAGTCCGAGGTACTGCCACAAGTAAGATCTCGCCTTGACTGCCAGCCGCTCCAGTAGTCGCTTATCGGTACTGACCGCACGGAAGTCATCGACAAAGACACAGTAGAACCCTTCATCGCCCAGCGCATCTTTCATCATACGGTCAAAAGGCGTGCGGTAGAAGTTGCCGCATATCTGACTGGGCAGGTTGCCGATGGGTAGTCCGTTTCTGCCGTCACCTTTCAGTAGAGACTTATTCTTCGGTAGGCGGTCAAGCACTGCCTTGTCGCCACGGATGATGCAGTCCTGTTCGGGTCGGTGTAATAGTACAAGCTGGAACAACCGCAACCACCACTCCAAGTCGTCGTCCTTGCAGTTGTCACGGATGGCACGCTCGACCATCTGCCACAACTTCGCTTTGTCGATGGACATAAAGAAGCCCTCCACGTCGCCGCTCAACACGTAGGTCGGACGGGTGTAGTTGTGACTGACGCGGCGTATCTCGTCTGCAAGCCGCTCTACACCGTAGAACACGCCTTTACCCTTGCGGCAGTTGTAGGAGTCGGCTATCATTTCACTCTCAAGAAAACACATAAACTTATCCATCAGCAGATGATGTACTACGCGGTCGCGGAAGTTGGCAGCAAACACCTCGCGGTCTTTCGGACGTGTCACGCCGAAGACGATGGACGTGGTAGGTGTGTAAGTGCCGTCGAGCAGGCAACGGGCGAGCTCTTCCAGTTCGCGCTCGTAGTTCCACCCGAACTGGACGGCAGAAGGTTTCCTGCCCTTGTTCCGCCGACACGAGTAGTAAGCATCGTATAATTGTTCAATCAGTATATCGTATGTCATTTTTCTCTTTCGTATCTACATTCGAGGATAGGCAGCAAATTGTAGTTGTTGTTCTTGTTGTTGTTGTTGAACCCTCCATTGTTCATGTTCACGCCGTTGTTGGCATTGTACTGCGTGGAGCTCCACCAATTGCCGCTCCCGATGCAACTATCTTACTCTTAGCTCTATTCACTTCCAGAAGGTGAGGTCGAGCGTGCATCCCTTATAGACTTACGCAAGTGTACGCTCATGTAACCTTGGCCGCATGATTCTGACTGGCATACGCAAGTTAGCGAGAGTAATTTTTCCACTTCACCGCTTGCTTTGATACCCCTTCGTATAGCCTGGAGAGATACGCAGCACGCTTGTGGCTCATGCCTTGTGATTCGTGGAGAACTCGCGTCAGTGACTTGACCGATTGTAGCCGTGCAATGTAGTTGGTCAGATGTTGCTTGCGCTCTGTTTTCAGTGCGTTCGCGAAATACACATCCGACACCATTACAGCAAGCTCTTTTAGTATTAGAGGTACTACCGTGAAGCGGAAAACCTTCGGAATATCCTTCTGAATCCTTATCCATTCCTTCAAGATGAACTCCGTGTCTCGTCCTATCGGCAAGTCGTCTTGAGCCGAAGGCAAGGAGGTCTGATTCTTCTCTTCATTTTCTATCATTTTTTACTTTACCTCTTATGGGCAGGCCGCGCTTCGCGACGGCCTGCCAGAATTAAAAACTAAGAACTTAATAAGCGAGGATAGGCAGCAAAGTGTAGTAGCTGTCCTTGGTGTTGTTGGTGAACCCTCCATTGCGCATGTTCACGCCGTTGATGGCATTGTACTGCGTGGAGCTCCACCAATAGCCGCTTGCTATGGGACAGGTGCCGATACCGAATACGGAGGTAGTGAACTCGTTTACCTTATCACGCAACAAACGGAAGGCGTAAATCTGTGCGAAGGCAGGAGAGAAGCACTTGCGTACTACGCCGTCAGGCATCAGGAAGCCGGTCATCTGCTGTGTTTCTCCATCTACCCACGGTCCTTTCGCATGAGCAACCAGGAACAGGTGAAGGTAGTCACGATAGACTACATAGTCGCCTGCCTTGTAATCCTTCGTGTCGTCGAACGGTGGGGCACCGCCCACTCCGCCTCGGCAGTGGCTGACCATTGTGCTGGTGTAAGTAGTGCCCTGTTGTGCTGACTCACGAATGAACTGTTCGATGACTGCGCAGTTGGATTCACCGTCGAGGTCTGCCAGTGCCGATGACAGTGAATTGTTGTTGCTGAGTTTCGGCACGGAGACGTTCGCCGACAACCACTGACCGCCAGCCGGAACTGCCTGCGTGAACAGGAAGGATAGAGGGATGACGAACGAGCAGTCGGCAGCCATCAATTCTGAGGTCTGGACAATCAATCCGAAGATGTCGCCGTTGGCATACTCCTGTTGACTTACGTCATTCAGTTCACGCTCGGTATTATTGGACATAAGCCACTTTAGGCCTGCCACGGGAGCCACATAGCTCACGTTGATATTTCGCGTACCATGCAGGCTGGCGGTGTAAGTCTGCGATGGTGGTGTCTTATACCCGTCAATATCCTCGAAGCTGACCGTATAGACAGTACCCAGCCGGACGGTGGTCTCGGCAACATTCTGGTCGTTGAGTGCCAGCTGATAGTTCTCACCACCATAGCTGATTCTCACCCAGGTAGCCTTCGGAAGCGTCGGGTCAGAATAGCCGACGATTATCTTCACCGTCTCACGTGTCAAGGTGTCGTCTTCCACATAGGTCACGGTGATGTAGCGTGTAGGCAGTGAGGCACGGCGTACAATATCCGTAACTGGCAGGTAGTTGGGCACGTTGGCACAGCTGACGGTGTATTCCAGTCCCTTCTGCACATTGGTCGTACAACGTCCCTGTGCGTCGGTCATGAGGTTGCGACCACTCTGCTCGCCCTCCACCGTTACAACCACCTCCACATTGGGTAGCGGGTCGCCCGTCTCGGTCTTCAGGTCGATGATGACTTCCTCGTAGTCCGACTTCACCATATCATCAACCTCCTTGACAAGGTTTGTCTGCTGTACCTCCTGCGGGTTCCATGCGCCCGGCGCATGGCTTGCAAGGAACTTGTACAGCTTCCCATCCTTCATCACGAAGTCGCCAATGGCATAACTTTCCGTTACGTTGAACTGCGGAATATCATCGGCACCCAGCACGGCATCGGTGTTCTCGATGAGCGTCTGAACTTCCTCCTTCATCTCCGTCGTAGCCTGCGCAGCAGCGGTGGCGGCATTGTTTGCCGTCGTAGCCGCTTGACTGGCAGCGACAACAGCCGCCTCGCTTGCCGTGTGGTCGTTCTCGGCACGCTGATGGTCACTCTCCGCACGCTGGTGGTCAGGTTCGACGGTCTTGCCCATCGCTTTGGCATAGTCACCTTGCTCCTTCGCATACCCTCCTTGCTCCTTGGCATAGTTGCCTTGCGTCTGTGCATAGTCAGCCTTCTGTTGTGCAAGGTTGGCTTTGTCTTCTGCCAGTTGTGCCTTCTCGTTGGCAAGGGTAGCAGCGGCTTGTGCCAGTGCCGCCTTGTCGTATGCCAGCTGCGCCTTCTCGTTGGCGAGTGCGGCAGCAATATTGGCAGCAGCCGTGGCCGCTTCGCTCTCGGTCTTCAGTGAAGCAAAATCGCTGACACGCTCTGCCTCGGCATTGATGCGCTGTTGCTCATTAGCTTGCCGTGTCTCTTCTGCGGAGATTCGTGCTTGTTCATTGGCGATGCGCTGCTCCTCGGCTGTTATCCGTGCCTGCTCATTGGCAATGCGCTGCTCCTCGGCTGCTATCCGTGCCTGCTCGTTGGCAATGCGTTGTGCTTCGTTGGCGTAAGCAGGCAGAGCGAACTCGATTTCCGGGGCAGTCTCACCGTTGAAGTCCAACATCACCTGTTGCTGTTCGCCATCATTGTTGATGATGACAGCTGCTTGGTTGATCACCTCGTCTTCTATCGACGTAGGGAAGTCAGCAACCGTAAAGTGATAGCCAATCTGGAACTTCAAGTCACCGATGGGCAGGTGATGGTCGTCGAACTGCACAAGCAGCTTGGTTGGCTCGCCCTCCACGGGGGTGCAGTGGGTGTAACTCATGCCGTCGTAGTAGGCATAGTAAGCCTTACTGGGTGCGCCAGTCCAGAACTTGATGCAGAAGGGTGTCATCCAGCCTGCATCCGATTGAAGAGTGAGGATAAAGTCACTCTTATAATTGATTCTAAAGATTGCAATGTCTGCCATATCCGTTGTTGTTATTGTTTACGTTGTAATTGGTCAGCCGCATATAGGGCTTCAGCATGAGGTCGAAGGCGTAGGGCACAACGCTCGCCGACACATTTTCCGTCGGCCCGCGATGTGTGTAAAGGTGCTCAACAAGCATGAGCGTGGCTTGCTTGAAGTCTTCCGGCACTTCGCCGTATTCCTCGTAGATGTCTTCAACCGTGCGCCAGCACAGGTTGAGCACGGCATTTTCTGCCGCCGCACCGATACGCTCCAGATAGCGGTCTTCTGCATCGTGACAGAGGCGCGAGTGGTCTTTGATATATTCCAGCGTGAGATATTTCATCTTCT